TTCACATGATGGTAAGAATGCTTTCCAATTTACCGCAGGATTATTTAGAATGATTTGCGAAAATGGTTTAGTTATAGCTACAGATGAATTTGAAGATTTAAAAATGCGTCATATGGGTTATACGTTTGAAGATTTGCAAGTACTAATTAGAGGTATGGTTGAGAAATTACCTTTAACAGTAGAAGCAATGAACAAAATGAAAGAAGTTGAATTACAAGAAGAGCAAATGTTTAATCTTGCTAAATCATTTCTAGATATTAGAGTAGAAGGTACTAACAATACTTACGATGATCAAGCAATTGATGATGTTTTAGAAGCACAACGTTCAAAAGATGAAGGTAATATGCTTTGGGAAGTGTTTAATAGAGTTCAAGAAAATATTATTGAAGGTAATTTTGAATATAAAACACCATCAGGAAAAGTTCGTCAAGCTAGAATTATTAAGAATTTTAAGCAAGACCAAGATGTGAATAAAAAAATGTTTAATAAAGCATTAGAATTAGTAGCATAATGAAAAAGTTTATTTACATAACCTTAATAAGTTTCTTCTGGGCATGTAGCCCAGAGGAGCTTATTGAAAATTACCCATGTATAGGTGATTGTGATATAGCTTTTTACATAGACCCCTTAGTATCACCAGGTGTTTATCAAGATAATAATGGATATTGGCATATTTCACATCAAGGCATACAGTATTTTACTATAAAAGGTAATACTAGTGAATTACACCCTGATTATGTTATTAATGGGGTTCCATTAATTGAAACTATATTTGATTCAAATTATTGGGTATGGATAGATAGTATAACATTTACAGTACCATTATTTAGTGCATTAGGGTATTTTACTGATGGTAATTTTACAAATCCAATACCTATTGGTAGTTTAACGTATACTATTGAAGATATGGCTGATGTATTTCCTCCTTTAAATATAGCGGGGTACTCAGTTAATCCTAACCAATGTTTAGATTGCCCTTATTCACAAACATTACTAGGAACTTATAGTAAATATAATACTCACCCCCAACAACAACTATTTTTTGATAATCAAATGGTTGGGGATACAGCAACAGTATTTATTAAAACAAAATTCCCTAATGATATAGAAGTAGAAAAAGAATTTAAAATTATATTCGAATGAGTCTAAATAAAATTACAATTCAAGAAGCCAAACAGTTTATCCCACTAAAAGAAAACTATGGGAACACAGATTTAGAACATGCTAGATATTTTACTCTAACACCCAGCGCAAAAGGGGATGGGTGGGAAAATGTAACGTATTATACCGATAAAAAATATGGGTTATATGCGGATAAAGGTGATGGGGACCAATGGGTATATGTTTTATCTAACCCAACCCAACCCGGGTTGTTAAAGATTGGTTATACTAAAAAATTACCTGAAGAACGGGCTAAACAAATATCTTCAGCAACAGGTGTTGCCCTACCCTATAGAGTAGAATGGGCATACCAATGTTTTAATGGTGAAATGGTAGAAAGGGAAGTACATCATAAATTAAAAGCACAACGTGTTAACAGTAGTAAAGAATTTTTTCAAATTAGTTTGGAAGAGGCAAAAGAAACAATTAACTTAATAGGAAGTAAATTTAAATAAAATGGAAAAACAAGAATTAGAAGAACAAAAAGCGGATTTAATTAATGATTTAATTGCAGTTAGTACAGTAATGGATGAATTATGGTGTTACCACCCTGATAACCCTAATAAAAAAGATGTAATTACAGAATTTAATACTTTAAAAAATATTCAAAAAGATATTGAGCAAGAAATTGATGAATTAGGTATGTAGTGTATATTTATAATTAGATGATAGATAAAGATAAAATATTCCAGTTATTTGTAGACGGTAAAGAAATTGCTGATGACAAGACCAAAAATGAAATTAAGGAATTTATGAATGGTCCTTTTGCTAAAATAGGAATGTTTGTCAAATTAATCCAAAATCATCATATTTTCCACCAAAAATTAGAAAAGTTTTTAAAGAAAGAACAACCTAACTATAATGTAGAATCTACAAAAGAAGCATCAGAATTTACTGTCTATAATAGAGCATGGTCTTATATAAAAAATATTAGTTTAGATAATCATGATGATGTAAATGCTATCATAAATTTCGATAATAAAGTATTCTATAAGGCATTAGATGGCGCAGTTACATTTTTTGAACAATATGAAGAATATGAAAAATGTGCACACCTCCATAAAATAAAAGAGGTAGTTAAAGAAATTTAAAAAATAATTAGGATACACAAAAAAACCCTCGTACATTAGTATTACAGGTTTTGTAAGAAAAGGGAATAAGAAGGGGTTGGAAATAAAGGTAATAAAAGGGATACCCTGTTAATCAATACAATATATTATGAAAAATAAAGATTATGTAATTCAATTATTAGAAAAACTAGATGGTAAATTTGCTCAACTAGAGTTTATTACTACCAGACAGGAACCATTAGAAACTTATAAAAAAGTACTTAATGAAGGTAGAGATATTATATCAGATGTAAAAACAGCAATAGAAAGATAAATAAATAAATAAAAGGTTATGAAACTTACAGCAGAACAAATTCAATCAAATTGGGAAATATTCTTAGATAATATAAATACCCATATCCTAGGAAATAGAGGAGAACAATTATCTAGTTTTTATAAACGTTATGAAGAACGTGTTATATTAATGCCTGCTGCTCATAAAAAAGAATACCATTCAGCATTTCCTGGAGGGTATGTTGATCATGTAAATAGAGTAGTTAGATGTGCTTTAAAACAATATGATCTTTGGGAATCTGAAGGTTGTGATATGACAACATTTACTAAGGAAGAATTAGTATTTTCTGCTATTAATCATGATTTAGGTAAAATGGGTGATAAAGATCATGAAGCTTACATTCCCCAGACTGATCAATGGAGAAAAGATAAATTAGGTGAAGATTATATGTTTAATAAAAAATTAGCATTTTGTTCTGTACCAGATCGTGGGTTATTTTTACTTCAACAACATGACATTTCTTATACATTTAACGAAATGATAGCTATCCAGACTCATGATGGTTTATATGATGCTGCTAATGAAAAATATTTAAAAGCATTTATGCCAGAGCAAAAACCACGTACATCTCTACCTTATATTTTACATCAAGCAGATATGATGGCAGCACGTATTGAGTTTGAAATTGAATGGTTACCTAAGTTTTCTAAAGATAGTGTGGAGCAGCCAAAGAAAAATTATACATTAAAGTCCAAGACAACTGCTAAAACCAAAGCACTTAATACTTTATCTAGTCCAGGGTTAAAAAGCATGTTAGATAACTTATGATATTAGAAATAACAATAGGAATTTTAAGTTTATTAGTCGTTATCTTTGGATATACGACTTTTAACCTTTTGCGTAAAAATGAAAGGGCAGAGGATATTATATTCCAATATAATGAATATTTAACAGAGTTTAATAAGCAAATTAAATTTACTAGTGAACGTCTAAAAAAAATAGATGTACGGGGTACATTTGAAAGTGATGATGAGGTTGGTTGGTTTTTCAAACAAATAAAAAATCTACAAGAAGGAATTGAAAAATTCCGAATCAACTAACATATGGTAAGAAAAAGAAAGAAAAAGAGTAAAAATTACTTTACTCAAGAGACAGAGGACTATATTGTTAAATACAATAACCAACCAGACCCAGAAATAAGGAGTAAGATATATGAAACTCATATACATTATCCTTTTTTTAAACTTACACAAAATATAATTCATACATTTAAATTTTACCATACTGAAGTAGAAAACTTAGAGCATCTCCAACACGAAATAATTACCTTTTTATTGTCCAAAATGCATTTATTTGACCCAACAAGAGGTGCTAAAGCATATTCATATTTTGGTACCATAGTAAAACGTTGGTTAATCCTATATAATACTAAGAATTATAAAAAGAAAATTAAAAAGGTTGAAGTAGATATTCTAACAGGTGAAAATTCAACCCACACTTACAATATAGGAGATGATAAAGTAAAAAGTGATTTAGATAAATATGTTGATTTATTTGTTGAATACACAAGTGAAAATATATTAGAATTATTCCCAAAGAAAAATGATGCCCAAATAGCAGATGCTATTTTAGAATTATTTAGAAAAAGAGAAACAATCGAAGTATTTAACAAAAAGGCACTTTATATTTACATTAGAGAAATGGTAGATGTAAAAACTCCTAAAATTACCAAAATAGCTGATAAACTTCATGAAATATTTAAATCACAATACATATTTTATTTAGAAAACGGTTACGCTAGATTCTAACCCCTTCCTATATCCATATTTATAATAAAATAACATTATGGGATCATTAGACAATATTGTATTTAAGAAAAAAAAATTCTCGGATATATTAAGCGAAATTTACGATAACCAAAAGAAAAAAGAAACCCAAATCACAGGTTTAATTTCAGAATTAAAACCATTAATAAATGATATTGGTGATGCTACTTTAATCGTTCCACTTATTAAAGAATATATGGAAATTGGTGTTCGTAACGATGAACAATTAATTAAAATGGCTACTATAGTACAGCGTGCGCTTAATAATAGTGGTGGTGAAGAATCAATGGGTATAACGGAAGAAGAAAAACAACAGTTAATGGAGGAATTAGATAAATTAAACACTAACTTCGAAGGTAAAAAAGATGGCAATAAATAAAGCAGGTTTCGGAAGTTTAAATCAAAACTTTAATTCTGTTGGGCTTAATAAAGAAGATATATTTAACCAATTAAATACATTAAAAGCTCAATTTATTACTGCTAGAGTAACTGATATAATTATAAGCAATACTCATCCTCTATTTAATGAATATGGGGGGTGGAGTGGGTTAGGTACTATATTTTTTGAACCTTTAGATAATTTAGTTTCAAAAACAACAACAAAAACAAACCCAGTAGCTACTCCTTTATTACCCTTTTTAAAAAATTATCCTTTAATAAATGAAATAGTAATATTATTCAACCTCCCCGGAAAAAACATCAGTAAAAGTACAAACTCAACTAATATACTACAATATTACTATCTCAACCCAGTTGGGGTATGGAATCACCCCCACCATAATGCTTACCCTAATTTAATAGATCCTAAAAAAGACCCAAGCCAAGATATTAATTATGAACAAATTGAAAATGGTATAGTACGAAGAGTAACTGACTTTTCTACTAATATAAATTTAAATAGTCCTTTAACTGAAAGAGGATCTTTTATAGAAAAAACAAACATCCACCCTTTATTACCTTTTGCTGGAGATAACATATATGAAGGAAGATGGGGTAATTCTTTGAGATTTGGAAGCACTGTACCTTCAACATCTATATCGGGTTCATCAAATTCTTTAGAATATCAAAATAATTGGTCATTTGTAGGTAAAAATGGAGACCCAATTACAATATTAAGAAATGGCCAACCTAAGGATGCTTCTGATGCGGGTTGGTTGCCTTTAATAGAAGATATAAGTACAGATCTATCATCTATTTATATGACTTCTTACCAACAAATCCCTTTAAAGGCATCTAATGAAAACTACTCAGCATTATCTCCTGAACCTTTATTGCCTCGAGAATATTTTAACCCTCAAGTAATTTTAAATTCTGGGCGTTTAGTATTTAATGCTTCAACTGATAGTATAATTGCAAGTGCACAAGATTCTATATCATTATCCTCAAATAAACAAATAGGAATTACCTCTGAAAATGTAAACATAGCAGCAGATAGCATTAAAATAGGAGGTCCAACAGCAAATGACCCTGCTTTATTAGGAGGTGCTTTTATTAATCAATTTAAAATTTTAGTTGAACAAATTCAAGTTTTAGCATTTGCATGTTCAGGATTAGAAGGATATGATAGTGAATCCACAAACATTGAATCATCAGGTATAGATGCTGCGGGTCAATCATTGGATGAAACTTGTAAAAATATTTTAGATTTATTACCTAATGATAATAAAATTACCTCACCTTTATTGTCTAATACCATAAGATTAAAATAATGGAAGTATCTGATAAAAATCCGAATAATGTAGGGGGTGTGGGGTCACAGTCTTTTTTAGCTTCATCTTCATTAATAAAAAATGGGGTTAATGATACTGCTTATATTAATATATTATCTTTAAATGATGGTTCTCTAAAAACAGAAACTGTTGTATTAATAGATGATGCTCCACCTAATAAAATATCTGAAGCAAAATTTAGTGTACCTAATGATCAACTTATAGAAGATGCTTTAAATCAATTAACAATAGATTTAAAATTATCTCCTGGGGATCTTACTATTGAAGATACTCAATATTTTGAAGTACCTAATACTATTAAAAAGGAATTTATAATTACGGGTACTGTAATAGATTTTTATCAAAATATACCTATACCTAATGCAAGTGTACTTTTACCTTTACCTGGGACTGAATTTACTACAAAAACAAATAGTCAAGGTAAGTTTAAGATTAAAGCCATATACCCAGTTGATCGAGATACTGAAAAGGCAACTTTAAGACCCCCTATTTTAGTAACAGCTAAAGGATATATTCCAAAAAAACTAACCCCTTATGCCTTAGATCAAACAGTTAAATCTGATTTAAGAACTACCCAACTAAAATCTACTCAAGGTTTAACAGCAGAAGCAAAAGCTGAAATAGGGAGGTTAAAGAAAAAAACAGTTAAATTTATTCAAAGACTAAAACCCAAAAAAGGGGCGTTAAAATTAGTAATTAAAAAGTTTATAACACAATTAAAAGAAAGACTAATTCCTTTTCTTTTAGCTTTATTAGCTCCTTTTTTAATAGGAAAAATTAGTGATATAATAGCAGGGAAAATATCACAAGCATCTGCACAAGGTCCCTGTCCTTCTCCTGAAGAAGTAATACGAATAAAAAATAGAAGAAATAAAATTGTAAGGCAATTAAATCAACTATATAAATTAGTAAATACTGCTTTAGTAATAGTAGGTATACTAGGAGGTTTAGCTGCAGTTATCAAAATAGCAGCAGGGATAATAAGAGCTATTCCTTTACCAACAGCAGTACCTCCGGGTGTTGGTTTTCCAACTAGCTTAATTTTAAATTTCCAAAGATTAATTGATAAATTATTGGTTGTAGCAGAAAAAGTATTCACTCTTTCCTTAGGTATTAGTTCAGCTTTATTAGTATTGTCTTCTTTACTACTACAAGCCTTAAAATTATTAAAACTATTAGATCAACAATTACTAAGATGTAGTGAAGATATTGAAGATCTTGAGGATTTAGATTTTGTAATAGAAGATGATGGTGATGATGAAGACACACAGATAGATACATCAGTAAATGGTTTTACTTTAGCTGTTGTTGTTGATAATAAAAACCAAGTAGGTTCATTACAAAGAAGATATGCTACAGCTACCGATACTAATGGGGTAGTAGTATTAAAAGGGGAACCATCATTTAGTGCAAGTGAACAAATATTAATTGACGAACTTGCATTTTATATAAGATCAAACGATTTAAAAGCTAACTAGTTTAATATTTATAATAAATCAATATAACATGAAATTAAGTCAACTAAAATCCATTGTAAAAGATGCTGTAAAAGAGGCAATTCAAGAGGAAATGAAAGACATTCTTATGGAAGCTGTACGCTCTCCTAAACCAACGGTTTATGAAAATAGAATGGGCATTCCTACAACAAATGTAGCAACAGCAAACCCAATAAACCCAGTGATGCAATCATCACTCCCAGAAACCGATAAAGCAACATTAAGAGAAAATATGATGAATGTTTTAGATGGTATGAGACCTGGAGCTAATGGTACATTAAATGCAAATACATCAAATGTACCTTTACAAGTTACAGGAAATGCGGATACAATGAATGGTTCTTTACCTCAAGGTGAGGTAAATATGGATCAAATAATGGGGTTAATGAATAAAAGATAATTAAATGGCATTTGGAGCAACTAGAATATTCCCTGATGATTTACGTCCTAGCGTAGCTATTGGATTTAATCTTCCTATGAATGAAGGTGGGGTATTTACTCCTAATTATCAAACTAAAGAAGCCATTAAAAATAATTTGATTAATTATTTCTTAACAAACCCAGGAGAAAGGCTTGGCAATCCAACATTTGGTGCGGGTTTAAGAGCATTTATTTTTTCACAGATAGATTCTCAAGATTTATCTTATATAAAAGATGATATCCAAGAAAAATTAATTACTTTTTTTCCTGAAGTTATAGTACAAGAGTTAATAGTTTTACCTACAGAAACATCTAATCAAATTCAAATTAATATAACATATAGTGTAAAAGATACTAGTATAAATGATGCACTATCTCTAAGCTTTAACTAATGGCTACAATAAGAAGAAATATAGAATATTTAAATAAAGATTTTAGTGATTATAGATCACAACTAATTAATTATTCTCAAACGTATTTTCCTAATACTTACACAGACTTTTCTGAAACATCTCCTGGTATGATGTTTATAGAGCAAGCAGCATATATAGGTGATATATTATCTTTCTATCTAGATAACCAAATTCAAGAAAATTTCTTACAATATGCTAGACAAACTAGTAATCTATATGATTTATCATATATGTATGGATATAAACCTAAAGTAACAGGTTTATCCTCTGTTGAATTATCTTTCTATCAGTTAGTTCCTTCAATCGTAGAAATTGATGGAGAAGGAAATAATATATATGTTCCTGATTTTAATTATGCTTTAAATATAGGTGCAAATACAATATCTCAAACTCAAAATGGAGTTTCTTTTACCATAGAAGACCCAGTAGATTTTACTGTATCAAATTCTTTAGATCCAACCGAAATTAATGTAGCCCAAATATCAAATAATAACCCAACATATTATCTTCTAAAAAAGAAAAGAAAAGCACTATCAGGTACAATATCATCAACATCCTTTACTTTTGGTAACCCCCAAGAGTTTCCTACGGTAATTATACAAGATAACAATATAGGAGGAATAATAGATTGTTTTGATTCTAATGGTGATGAATGGTATGAAGTAGATTATTTAGGTCAAGAATTAGTTTTTGATAGTATTAAAAATACTAATGTAAATGATCCTAATAATTATCAAGATAGTGATAACACACCATATTTACTTCAAACTAAACAGGTTCAAAGGAGATTTAATTCAAGATTTTTAAGTACTGACAGTTTACAAATCCAATTTGGGTCAGGCAATCCACTAGATACGGATGAAGAAGTTATACCTAATCCAATGAATGTTGGTTTAGGACTGCCCTTTGAAAGAAATAAGCTAACAACAGCTTATTCTCCTACTAATTTTATATTTACAAATACTTATGGTATTGCTCCAAGTAATACTACATTAACTTTAAGATATTTAAAAGGTGGAGGTGTAAATTCTAATGTAGCTGCAAATACAATTATAAACTTAAATACATCATTAGTAAATTTCCAATCCCAAACATTAAACTCAACTGTAGCACAAACTGTATTTGATTCATTACAAGTAAATAATGAAGCAGCAGCTAGTGGGGGTAATAATGGTGATTCTGCAGATGAGATAAGACAAAATACTATTTCAAACTTTTCTTCCCAATTACGAAATGTTACAGCAGATGATTATTTAGTAAGAGCTTTAAGTATGCCCCCTAAATATGGAATTATTTCAAAAGCAATAACCCAAAAACCAAAAGCAAATGATCCTAATACTACATTAGATTTATATGTATTATCGACTAACTTGAATGGAAATTTAACATCACCTTCAACTTCACTAAAAAGTAACTTACGTAATTACATAAACCAATATAGAATGATTGGTGATACTATTAATATTAAGGATGCCTTTGTAGTTAACATAGGTGTAAATTTTGAAATTGTTACTTTACCTGATTACAATAATAACCAAGTTTTAACTAATTGTGTTATAGCACTTCAAAACTTTTTCAATATAGATAATTGGCAAATTAACCAACCGATAATTTTAAGAGATATTAGTATTTTATTAGATAATATAGCTGGGGTACAAACAGTAAATAATATAAATATTGTTAATAAGGCTGGAACAACATCTGGATATTCGCAATATGCTTATGATGTAGCTGGTGCGTTACAAAATGGTACTATATTTCCCTCAATTGATCCTATGATTTTTGAAGTAAAATACCCAACTAGTGATATAATAGGTAGAGTAGTTACCTTGGGACAAGGAGGAGGAAGCACAGCAAATGGTGGAGGTAGAAATTATTAAAAAATAAAAAATGGCAGTATATAAAATTTTCCCACTTCAAGATGCAACCCTATATTCAGGATACCCTGAAATGAATACAGGTATAGATGCAATTTTAGAAATATCTAGCACATATCCTTCTACATTTTCTACTCCTATTGTAGCACGACCATTAATCCAATTTGATCAATCTCAAATTAACAATATTATTGATACTTTAAATACTAGTTCCACTGCCATTTCATCAAGTTTAAAAGCTTTTATAGCAGATGCTAGTGGAGTAGTAATGAAGTCAGACATATATGTTTATCCTTCTTCTGGATCATGGAATAATGGTAGTGGAGAATATTTAGACAACCCTTCTACTGTTAATGGGGCGGGTTGGAAATTTAGAGCAAATAGTGGATCAACCCCTTGGTTATTAGATAACTTTACAGAAAATGTAACAGGATCATATACCTCAGCATCCCCAGGAGGTGGTAATTGGTATACAGAATCTAATGATACTAGACTTAATTTAGAATATTCTCAATCTTTCAACTTAAGAACTACTAAAGATATTAATGTAGATGTAACTGATATAGTTAAGACTTGGTATTCTAGTTCATATAATATACCTGGTACTTACACTGAAATAGAAAATAATGGGTTTTTACTAAAATGGAGTGATGAAATAGAATTTGATTCTAATTTATCTATTCAACCTAAAATGCAGTTTTATTCTGTTGACACAAATACTATATATCCTCCTCAATTAGAAATTAAATGGAGAGACTATAAATACGATAAAGGGGGATTATCAACTATTAATACTCCTGATTTATATCTAGCTATTGATAATAACCAAGGTATATTTTATAGTGAAAGTATTAACCAATTTAGAATAAACTGTAGACCAGAGTTTCCAACTAGAACCTTTCAAACAGCTTCTGTTTACACAGATAATTTTGCATTACCCCCAGCATCATATTATGCTATAAAAGATTTAGATACAAATGAATTTGTAATTGATTTTGATTCAGAATTTACTCAAATTAGCTGTGATAATACAGGTAGTTATTTTACATTATATATGAATGGTTTAGAACCTGAAAGGTATTATGAAATTTTAATCCAAACTACAGTTGATGGCAATACTATAGTAAAAGATGATCAATATTATTTTAAAGTTGTTAATGGATAATTATGTCTCAAACAAGAAACGTTGATTTAAGAAAAGAGGTTTTTAATAAACCTCAATATGAACAAGTAATTGACACTAGTTTTTCTCAACTAGGGGTTGCTAGTATTAGTGCTAGTGCTGAAGATCAAATAAGCATTGAAGAATTCTTTGGATATTACAATTCTCTTTTTTATGATATACCACCTACTGGTGAAACTAATTCACATGAATTTTTAGTTAAAAATAGTGGGGAATATATTAATTTTGATCAAATAGCAGAAGAAATTTTAGCATTACAACAAGAAATAGCAGGATTGAGAGAAGAACTATTAGCAGAACAAATTAAAGTAGTAGAATTAGAATCGGGAGTAACTGTAAATACTGGTTCTTTAGGATTAGGAGAAAACACCGATACATCTATTATATCAACAAGTATATCATCAGGTGGACAATCAGCGGAATCAGGAACAACTTCTAATAATAGTGTTTATTAATTATAAAAAATGGAAGAAAAAATAATAATAAATCAAGTTAATCCCGAAACATTTGAATTTCAGGACTATTCTATATCTGATGAATCTTTAATTGTTTCTAATGATTTAGATACTGTATTTTCAGGTTCTACAGATTATATTGAAGCTTATATATATGATGAAAATCAAAACCAAGTTTCATTTCAAGTCCCTTTTACTAATTATAAAGTTACCGAAGGAGATGTTGTTTTAATGCCCTCAAACGACTTAGAAAGATTAGGATTTGATGTTGGTTTATATTATATAACTTATAATTTTTATAGACCACAATTAGCTTCAACTTTAAACACACAATATTATATTAGTGAAATTAGTTCTGATAGAACAGAAATAAGATTAGACAGCACACAAATTAATAATGCCCTATTAATTAGTTCTAGTTTAGAATTTATAGAATATAGAGAAAATGCAGACTATTTTGTAGACTTTTTACTTAATTTTGGTAATAATCAATTAGTTATTGCTAATAATCTAGAATTAGACTTAAGTGATGAGTTAAATCCCACAATATTAATTAAACTATATGAATCTCTTCCTTCAACTTTTGACTTAAAATCTCAATGTTCTGTAGTAGAGCAAATATCAACCCCACAGTCATATAATGTAAATTTCCCTCCATTAGATTTTATCTCAGAGGATTTTACTTATATATCAGGACCTAATTATAGTTTAAATATTAAGGGGCAATCAGGTACTCCGGGAATGGATTTTTCTTACAACACACTAGTATCTTCAAACTTAACTTCATCATTTAATCAAATAAATAATTTACTTAATCGTAAGGAAATAAATATAAATGTTAATTATAAGGATTATAATGATTTTATTTATTTTTCATCTGCTTTTACTCGTTTACAAAACTTTTATTATAAAGTTGGACTAATACAATCAGCTAGTGCCCAATTAGGGCAAATTACTTCTTCAACTACGGGGTCAACTGTTTATAGTTCAAGCCAAGCTGAATTTAGTGCAACTATAGAAAATACTATTAAAAATTTTGATGGGTATGAATATTTTTTATATTTTAACAGTGGTTCTGAATATTCTTATCCTAAATCAAATACTGAACCTCCATTTACTTTATACCCCACAGGAAGCACAGAAGTACTAACTTGGTTAGGTTCAACTGATATTAATAATGCCTATTATGGAGGACAAGCACTTACCGCATCTAATTATGATGAAAATAATCAAAATGCATTATATTATGCAATTCCAGAATATTTAAGAAGTGACTTACAAAATGCTAAATATGAATTATTTGTTGATATGGTTGGTCAACATTATGATAATTTATGGTTATATACTAAAAATATAACAACTAAATTTGATGCTGATAATCGTTTAGATTATGGTATTTCTAAAGATATGGTTGCCGATGCTATTAGAGATTTTGGAGTAAAATTATACTCTAATAATTTTAATACTGATGATTTATATGTTGCATTTTTAGGATTAACTCCATCGGGTAGTTCATTTCCTTTTCCTTATATGACAGGGTCAATTGGTGGTATAGTTAATACACCTTCTGGGTATGAGTATGTTGATTCAACGATATCGGCATCAAATGATATAATCCCGTTGGATGATGTTAATAAGCGATTATATAAACGAATTTACCATAACATACCTTACTTACTTAAAACAAAAGGTACAGTAGCTGGTTTAAGAGCATTGATTACTTCATATGGTATTCCCGATACAATTTTAAGAATTAATGAATTTGGAGGTAAAGATAGAAATAATTCCCAAGATTGGGATTTAAAACAAGATATATATAATGTAGGATTAAATACTACTAGTTCAGGATTTACTTCATCTTTTTCCCTTAATTCAGATTGGGGTGCAGATGAAAATTCTCCTGGGTCAATTCAATTTAGATTTAAAACAAATGGTATTCCATTATTAGGATCAAATGTACCCTCAGTATCCCAATCAATTTTTGAAACTAATTTAAATACGGGTGATGGTGGTCAATTAAGTAGAATTGCTATGGCCCTTGAATATGATGTATCATTACTAGCAGAAGGGAATTATTCTGGTTCTGTGCCTAGTAAATATAAAGAATATGGTACTTTAAAATTTTGGCCCAATATAAATACAACACCACAAAACTCAGCATCATTATATCTTCCCTTTTGGAATGGAGATTGGTGGTCAATACAAGTAGATAGAGATGTTACAGGAGATACTGGTAACTTTATTTTAAGAGCTGCTAATAATATTGGAAAAAACTTAGGTTTTACTGGCAGTGACACTATTGAGGGTAATACTACAATATGGGAAAATTCAACTGAAATATACTGGTTACCCCAAAATTATGTTCAATTTATTGGGGTTAATTATTTTCCTTTTACAGGTTCACTACAGGAAGTAAGGTATTATGCTGAAATGATAAGTGAAAGTGTGTTTTATGATTATGCAATGAATCCATATTCTTTTGAAGGAAATACGATTAATAGTGCACCAAATCAACTTGCATTTAGGTTACCCTTAGGGTCACTACTAGACACAGGATCATATTCTAACTCTATTCACCCAAAAGTTACTGGTTCTTGGGTTACAACATCCTCGTTTAATACTAATAGCTCTGCTTCGTTTACATCAACCCCAACTTGGTTAAATAATATAGAAGATATTTACCTAGATCAAACCCCTTCGGGGATGAGAAATAGAGTAACAGATAAAATTCAAACTGAAGCACTAATTTTACCCGAAGGTGATACTTTATCAGGTTATAAATCTATCCAACAAACATCATACGTTAGTGAAAGTTTTACCCCTAACGTTAATTATTTAGAAGTAGCATTTTCTCCACAAGACCAAATTAATGATGATATTATTGGTCAAATGGGTTATTTTAACATTGGGGAATATATTGGGGATCCAAGACTTATATCTTCTTCAAATAAAAGTTATCCTGATTTAGATGTTTTAAGAGATGCATATTTTGAAAAGTATATAACTAATTATAACGTAACTGATTTTGTTAGATTAATAAAATTCTTTGATAATTCATTATTTAAAATGATAGAAGATTTTACCCCTGCAAGAACAAGTTTATCATCTGGTGTTGTAGTAAAACAACATCTATTAGAAAGAAACAGACAAAGACCAGCTCAAGTATCTTCATCATTTGAACAATATTCGGGATCAGTTAGAAACTTACCTAAAGATTATAGTTTAGGACCAGGTGACTTCCCACAATATTCCGATTCAGGTTCTGCAATATATAAATTTGGAGGTGGTACCGCAGGGTCGTTTGAACCCTTTAATGGGTTAGCTACTTCTGTATCAGGTACTTTAGGAGAAGGTCCTGATAATAAATATTTCTTAACTCAAAGTTGGGAAGAAGCTTGGGTTTCACTATCAGGCTCATCACCCATTGATAGAAGTGATCAAAGAGAATTTTATAATGGTGAATTTAGTGGGTCAATAATTCCTATAGGTATAAAAGATATTTGTAGTGCTTATTTTAAAGTAGGAAATACTTCTTATAGATATGTTCCTGTTTTTTGGAGTGGGGATGGTAATAATTTTACCCAAACAATCTCAGCTCAACAATTTTTGGATCCTACTAACCAACCCCCACCGGGTTATGTTTGGTTTTGGAATGATGGTCAAAATGGTACCCCACCTAACTCTACAGGTAATGTACTTTATATAAAAATGTCTTTGCAAACTCATAATGGTTTAAATATATCTTCATTTATCCAAGATATTGATTTTGTTACTTTTTCATTTAATTCTCCTGTAGACATAAATGGTAATATTTTAAGTCCAAATACCCCACAAACCTATTATGTAGAATCTATAGCACTCCAAAGTAGTACTCTAGCATCAGATACAAATAGTGTTGGTTCAGCTTTATGTTTTACAGTACCTGAAATTTCATCACAAATAGTTTCTTCAAATGATGCAAGTTTTTATGATTTTAATTTTTCAGCAAGTGGTGATTTCCAATGGTATGCCACACAGGATACATCAGTGGATCCCTCACCAGTATTAGATACAGGAATATCCGAATCAGTACCACAAGGTTATTTTCCTTTAACTTATCATACTGAATCCTTTTTTAGAGGGTGGGCAAGTTCTAATTTTTATACTAATGGAACTTATAACCAGTATGAAGGAATGCTAAGTGATCCTTTAGATAATTTTAATACCGGTTCACATGAAATAGATAACACAGATTCAACAATACAATCTGGAATAGACCCAGCAAGTAATGTCCCATGGTTTATGAATGCCTCAAACCCACAAGGATCTGGGAAAAGTTGGTTGCAAATCCCTTCTGAATCATTCTTAGATTATGGTAATATCCCTGATTCAACCGTAGGACCAACATCAACTAATAATTATTTTAATATTGCATGGACAAGTGCTAGTTCGGAAGAACCACAGGCTGTACAAGGAACTAATTATTATTATAATGCTAGTAATAATGCTATTTATATATCTGGTTCTGAATTTCAAAACGAATTAAAAATAGCAAACCCATTATATTCTAGTAGTTTAATGCATAAAATTAGTGGGGGTAGTCAACTTTCAAGTACTGCAACATCATATACTCCTTATGGTCAAACTAATTTAAGTATACCTATTGACCCCTCAAGAGGACAAGAATTGTGGGTTTATAGAGGAGAATCATCTGCTCCTGTTGCAGATCCAAATGCCTGGAGGTATAATAGATATATTCATAGACCATTCAAAGTATATTATCTAACAGAAACAGGATCAGGGCAGCCTGGTATTCCCTATGATTTGTATGATCCTATGATTCATGAGGACTTTTCTTCCACGGTGTATCAAAGTTTATTTTTTCAAAACCCACCTTTATATTATAATAATAGTTCTCAAAATTTTGCTACAATGTTGGGAACACAAGGGGATCTGGATCTTGGAATTATTGACCAAACAATATCATTTTTTAGACCTTTAAACCCTTCAGAAACACTCCCATCGACAGATGCAGTAACAGGAACTTTTAAAGTATTTAATGAATTAAGACAAGTAAGACCTTTTATATTTACAACTTATAATACATTAACAAATATAGGTACTACACCAGCTAGAGGCTCAGGTTCGGCAGTAGCTATTTCTCAATCTGATGGTACTCCTTTTGCATTATTGAGAATGTATCAAAATCAAACCTCAACAAGACAACCAGTTAGTGAAATTGCCTACTTAGTTAGTAATCTCACTAATATAATTAATTTAATTACGTATCAAAAAGAAGGTGCTAATGGTGAAGACTCAATACTTTTGCCACCACTTGGTGAACCAGGTGCTACACAAGTTATCTGTGGTGCTGGAGGCACAACTTCAGGTACTGTTATAATAAGTTCTACTGGAAATTATGCTATTACACAAAACCTAGGTAGTCTTGCCAATCCTTGTCGTGCAGATAATAATGAAGCAGATGATATTGTAATCCCACGAGGTAATTTTGTTAACGAAAGTCCCTTCTTCTATTCTACAGATAATATTCTTCCGGGAGTTACTGTAGGTAATGTTGAAGGTCAAACTTATCAAATAGAATATGGAGAATTTTTTGAAGGAAAAAATACTTCATCTTTAAGTTTAACAACAGGGACCCAACCAGGAGGAACAACGGAAGGTATAGATATAGTATTTCCTCAGGGTAGTTATATTTTTACTATGAGTGATTTTGATACTACTACTTTTACTAATGGTAGAACAGAATTTGGGTTATGGACGACCTATGGTGATTATGCTAGGTATAATTTTGAAAACCAGGCAGGATCAAACACCAACCCAGTTACTATAAATTATAAAAATACAAATTATCAAAATACTTCTATTGACATCTATAGGTTTGCAATACAAGATGCAGACGGATCACCATCAACAATATCAGGTGGTGGTGGAACAAATAGTTCAACATCTAGAAGTTATCGTATTAACGTAACTACTGATGGTGATTATTATCAAAGAATAAATATAGATGTAGCAGGTAATTATAAAGCAACGTTACAACGTCCACTTGGAACCATTGCTTCAGAAGTAAAAATATATTCAGTTCCAAATCAAACAGAAACTGGATTTACTAACATAACGGGTACTGAAATTTTTTCAACCATAGATAGCACAGCAACTACTTTTGATTTAACTGGAGCTTTACAAGGATTAAATGCAGGAACACAATTATTATTCCAATTAGTACAACTTGTAAGTTGGTATGTTCCATTTAGAATTCATGAGTTATATAATGATTCTTTACCAAATACCAATAGTATAATAGCTAATGTAGGATCCCCAGAAGCACAAGGAACATTTACAGATCCTTATGTTGTTACTGGATCTATTTCTACCAGATATGAAAATGGGGTAGAAGTTCCATCTGCTTTAGCAACTAAAGTAGTGGATGCTTATATTGTATATTCTTCTTCTTTATCATCTAGTTTAGATGGTGCTTATGTATTTGATGTAGTTCCAACTTTTGGAACATTGTCTGTTACCGCATCTGTAATTGTTAGTTCATTTACCGATGCTGAAGCTGCTTTATATGGTAATGCTATTTATGGAGAAGATCAATATGGAGGGGGAGCTTCGGGTGGTGGTACTACTTGGACAACAGCCTCTATAATCTTATATACAGGTTCAGCTAATAATTTCCCTAATGAGTTACCAGAGTTAGGGGGTAACATATTTGCCCAAACCAGTTCATATAGCCTAACTCACCATACTGGAGAAAGAATAACATTACATGCCGAATTTTCTCCGGGAGAATTAGAATATAATGATGTTTTAAAAATGTCATTACGTGTAGGAAGTGGTTCAAATGTTCCTTCAGTTGTAGAAAACTCATTAATAGTAACAGAGTATAGTATGAGTTTTACTTCATCAATTGATCCTAATATAGATCCATCAATACCAACGGTATTTAGTGATGATTTAAATTTTAATAAAGCATTAGATTGTCAACCTTTATTAAATAACTATAATGATTCAAGAACAAATGGAAATTTAATGGATGTAGATTACACTACTGGACTTGTAATCCCATCTAATTGGCAACAAATAATTAATTATACCGCATTTAAAGCATCAGTTCCTGAATCTAATTATACCATATTAGCTTCATCAAGACCTAGATATTTTGGAGTAAGAGGATTCCAAGAAAACTTAAATGAGTGGACACCTGGAGATACTGGAACTTATGGTAAATTACCTATTATTGAAATTTCAAGGGGTTATTTAGCCTATTTTAATAAATCTAATGACCCATATCCACTATTAAATAATTCTACTCAATATAATTTACAATATTTAATTGGTCAAGATGGTACAGCTACACAGCCTAAATTATCGGATATTTCTTTATATAATATTCAGGGTACGTTTGATTCTTATCCTTTAGTTAGTAAAGGAACAGTATCTCTTAATGCAGAAGATTCAAACGCATTAAAATCCTTAGATGGTTTAGTAACATTTAAAAAAATTACTCAAAAAGCAGTACCTATAATTTATACCCAA